GATACTTTAACTTTGTTAGAAGCAATCTGTAAATCTGATGCAGTCCCATCTCCATCATACAATGTACGAAGTGTACCATCTATTCCCCCAGTTTCTCCTGTGTGGATCAGTTGTACATACCCCTGATTTACAGGTGTATTTCCTATATTGGTATTACTACTCAATTTCTAATTCCTTATACAAATCTTTATCTTTCATACGTTTATGACCTCTACCAATGTCATCTGAAAAAATTGTTGGTTTACTAATTAATCGTGTTAATGTGCCTTTTTCATCGCAATTATGTACATTTTTATTACATTTTACAAGTTTTGCATCGTTCATGCTTTGAATTGTTTCAAACTGTTTACCACAGCTGCATTTATACTCATATATTGGCATCTATACCCTCATTTATTTTAATATTAATGGTAAATACAGGCCTATATAAAAATAGGCCCATATTTAACCGTTTTTCAGTTACCGTTACGGATTAACAAAGTTAACAACCGGTAGTGAAGTGCTATTAGCAGCATGTGATAACACAGCTCCAAATAATACGTCAGCTACAACAGAAGTTGCTAAATGGTCAATGTCATAAGCAGACTGAACTCTAGGCGCAATCTGTTGCGCGAAATAAATACCATTTCTGTTGAAAATAGTACCTGTTTCGTCACCAGTGCCGCCATCATCGTCCCAATCAACAGAAGCGTATGAAGGCATACCGTAAATGTTCATGATATTACCAGAAACATTTGGGTTAGCTCCATCACCACGTTTTTGAGCTTCAGTGAAGTCACCTAAACTCATGAGACTCATATACAATGCAGGTGAAGCATAAAAAAATGTGTCACCGTCTGTATAATCATAACCTGCATCAAGCAGTTTTTGTAAACCACTTCTAATTAATGCAGTTGTTGCAGTGTTATCAGCAGATAAAGTTACATCATTACCTGTAGCAGCTTGTAGAATATCTACAGCAAGATAATTTTCAACTTTTTTAGCTAAAGCGTACCCCATGCTTTTGGCGTATGCATTGAATAAATCCGCAGATTCTTGAACTCTTACGATGTCCTCGATTCTTTTAGCTTCGTACTGATGTTGATCTAATGATAATTGAATTACCCCGTCAGTATTTGCAGAATATGTTACTGCAGTGTCCGCAGACTTAGCAGCAGCAGTTTCTTCAGCTACTTTAGGAATATTTAGTGTGTCACCACCGCCGGAAACCATACTTGAAAAGTCAAGAACTTGATTTCTTAACTGAAATTTTCTTTCAGCATAATCTAAAATCGCATCTCTCCACATTTCGGGAATGAAATTTGCAGCGGTTGTAGTAGTTACGTTAGCCATTTTTATCTCTCCTTAAAAAATTTAGCTGTTTTTATAACCATCTAATATCTGTTGCCAAAGTTTCGGATTTTTACGTGCTTTTTCACGATCTTCATCGCTCATTTCACCAAATCTAGTATTTTCTGCGAATTTACCAGAACTTACTACCTCTTTTGCATCAGATACCTGCACCTTTTTTGTACTCAATCTTTCAACGTGCTTTTCTAATTTAATGGTAGATAAATCTCCATAAATTGATTGATCTTCTTCTGAAAGTTGAGACAGCAGATGTTCACGTCTTTGTTTTTCTTGCATTTCAAACTGTTCAACAACTGGTTTTAGTTGTTCATTTTCAGCTTTAACATTTTCATACAAAGATTTAAATTCCTCTTTTTCTTCAAGTTGCTTTTGTTCTTGAAGTCTTTGAGCTTCTTTGAGTTCTTTTAACTCAGCCTCTGCTGTTTGAGCCCTTTGACGATATTTTTTGCTCTCTGCAATATATTCGCCAACTTCTGGTGCTTTACCAGTATTTTCCTGTGTAGAATCTTCTGCTACTGCTTGTTCTTCTACGATTTTATTTTCTTCTGACATTCTGTCTCCTATTATAGTTTAGTATCTTTAGATATATACTCTTTTAAGCGCGGTTGAATTAATATTTCATCAAACCGTTCTTTAATATATTCTAAATTCTTTTCTGAAAAATTATATATGTCATAACCGCGTGCCTGATTACCTAAAATTAAATCATGTGATTCAGGTCTATATTTAATCAATGCAGACGTTGCTGTTCCAGCTGGTTTCATTTGACGTAATGTTTTTCCAGTTAAATTCATATTTACAACACGTGTTTCCGTGTTTGTAGATTGTCCTTTAAATCCTTTTAATTTTTTACCATCTGTAAAACGACGCATACCATTACGCTTATATCTTGCGTATTGTTTATTATATCTTGTCCCCGTGGGGCCTAATGCAGCCGATGAACCTTGATATAATCCTCCAGCGGCATCTAATCTAATTCTTTCAATAGCATCTTGTGCTAATCGTGTCATTGTTTTACTTTGTAAACGTAATAATTGTTTGATTTCACCTTTTCTATACTTTTTCATGAAACTTTGATCCAATCGTGTCTACAATTATAGCCGCCACGGTCTACAAAACCACGAAATTGTGATTTATCCTTTTGTATAGGAATTTTTAGCTCATCAATCTCTTTTTTCGTTAAAGGTTTACGAAATTTTTGTAAAATATGTTTACAAACGTCTCTTGTATTACCATCATTTGGTCCTGTATATATAAATTTTGTTTCTGGAAACTCTTCATATACTTTTGCTTTAACAACATGGTCAAAACGTGCAAATGCATCGTTTACTAAAAACTTAAATCTATTTGTTGTAATAAATTGCCCTGGTCCAAAGTCAACTTTCATTGTACTTAAAATTTCATCAATTGATTCTCTAGCAATTAACGAGCGTAGCATTGTATTTTTTAATTGTGTTGCATATTGTCTTACATTATCTGTTAAATAATCCATATCAAATGATTTCATTTGTTCTAATGCTACAACACTTACTGATGATACTTGTCCTAATTGTCTACGTGATAATTCAGCAAAAACGTTTGCTATTTCATCATCATATACATTGCTTACTCGACTAATCAATGTTGAATAACCAAGTGTATTCATTTCATCAAAAAAATCAATTTGTTCACCAATACGAATTAATTCTGCATCTGTTAGTTTACTTAAACCAACAACAACGTTTTCAAGTTTACTAATTAACTCTTCTTGTATTTTGACTAATTCGTCAATATAAAAATCTAATTTAGCCAACACGTTCTCCTATACGGTCTAGTATTGATTTCGTTGTATCTTCTTGTTCTGTTTCTTGATTTAACTCATCAATCATGCCGTCAAGTTCTTCATCTTGCAGGTCTGGGTTTTTCTTACGTAAATAACTTTTACGTGTTTCAAGATCATTTTTAAATGCCCAGTCGTAGTATTTAATTTCTTCATCTTGACTCATTGGTACTTCACGTTCTGCAAAGTCAATACTAAATTGGTCAGTAAGATTAATACCACCTGATACCTCACATATTCGTTTTGCTATTTCAAATTGTTGTTTTTCAAATGGTCGAAATATTTGTTCTGTATCTGAACGCAGCGCGTCCATTAAATCAAGCTGCGCCATCTTTTTACTTAAACCACTTTCCTGTTGTGTATTGGTCCAGTTAATTCGTACATTGTTTGCTTGCGCTATTGAATCGACCATATATCTTGTTGATTCAATCATACCCGCAATATTCGAATTAGGCGTTGCATAACTAAAGTTTGCGCCTTCTGGTAATACTAATGCTTTGTCTTGTCCCATACTAATTCGTTGCTCTGTATCAAGTCCAGTAAATACTGGCTGTCCAAGACCATAACGTCCATGCAATGCTAGTTCTGTAAGCAAAATATTTATACTACGCATTCCATCAACTAGGTCATCAGCGCCTGCTCGAAAATAGTCTCTTGTAAATGGGTGTCTGTGTGCTACAGAAAACGGAATAACATCTCCGTACGGGTTTCTATCATCAGGAACAATTGATGTTATCTTACCACGACCTGATATTAAAAAATGCTTTCCTTCCATGTCTTCAGTATCCTTTGACCAAAACATATATTGAGCGTCCTCTGTTCTTGCTTGTAGTTGTGATTCAACTTGCCACATTACCGCAAACGGCTCATCTTCGTTTGGTTTAAAAAATGGTACAAAGAAATGTATTGGTCTATACTTTAATTTCTTTTCGTTATCGTCCCAACGTGTATATAATCCTTCAGAGCCCAATAAATACACCAACTGTTCGAACTGTTTCATAAATGAATCCAGATTTCCAATGACCTCATTGTATTTGTCATTATAACGAATTGGTGCCTGCTGATATACTAGGCATCGTCTACTAATGATGTTTCGCACCAAGTTTATATACATTGGTGGTATCTGCGATAAGGACTCTGAGTTAAAATATTGTTTTAGGTCTTCTTGAAGGTTAATACCCTCATAATAGTCTAATAAACGCTCTCTGGACTCCATTTCTCTATCATAACCTTCCTGTATAGTGTCCATCAGTAAATCATACAGCATTTTATCAGTTAAATTATATATAATCATGATTCATACCTTTTTTCATAAAATTCTTCTTGTGTTTCGTTTGTTAAATAGTTTTCAATAAGTTTATCGGCCTTTGCTTCTTGTTGTTGTTGTAATTTGTATCCACCATATAGTGTGATAAGCATGCTTACAATAATACCAGTAAATAGCCCTAATAAAAATGTTACCATGTGATTGAACTCCCTTGACCTTTAAATCCAAAACGATACTCAATAGGGTACATTAAGCCGTCAAGGAAATGTGATAGTGTTTCTGTTTTAACCATACGTCCCTCATCAACTGTTGTTAGTTCAAGGTCACGTATTAGGTTCTTACATTTTGGGCTGATAAATAATTCGTGTTCGCCCTTTGCATTTTCAAATTTTTTATTGGTCGCATTTAAGCGGTCTTTTTGTGTGGGGTTTGCTTTACGACTTATAACACTAAACCCAGCTTCTCGCAGAATTGCATGGTCCGATTTGGTACTATTACTCGTTCGGGCGTTTCCTGCCGGGTCTGGATAAACAGGGAGATTAGGTCCTTTTAATTGCATCAATTTAGCAAGTTCGAATGTATTGCTATTCTGTAGGCCTATCTCATCGAAAACAAATACCGTGCCATCTATGAATTGACACATCTTAATTGCCGTCATAAAGCTTGATACCCCAAAATCAACGCCCCAAAATTGTCTTGTAGAAAT